AGGGCCGCCGCCACGGACGCCGCCTGGGCCGCCGCCACGGACGCCAGGGACGCCGCCAGGGCCGCCTGGGACGCCGCCAGGGCCGCCGCCACGGACGCCGCCTGGGCCGCCGCCACGGACGCCAGGGACGCCGCCAGGGCCGCCTGGGACGCCGCCAGGGCCGCCAGGGACGCCGCCTGGGCCGCCGCCACGGACGCCAGGGCCGCCGCCACGGACGCCGCCTGGGCCGCCGCCACGGACGCCAGGGACGCCGCCAGGGCCGCCGAGCGCACATGGCAGCGCGCCCGGCTCATGGACTACCTCGAAGGCCGCGCCTCGTGAAAGCCCACGACCACGCCGTCCTCGAGGTCTGCGTCTCGGGGAGTCGTGCCATCGGTATGGCCTTGCGGTTGCTCTGGACGGGTCTTGTTGCTGTTGTGCGGCGTAGGACGGTGACGTTTGTAGCTGGAGACGACGAATGAGCGAGTTCGGGGCGGGTTATGCGACGTGCCTCCGCCAGTTCGTCAACCACCGCGCCCGTCTCGCTCGCTCCGTCGCGTTCCAAGCCCAGATGCGCCAGCGCAACCCCGACCTCTTCGCTGAGAGCGGGGTCGAGACGTGGGCGAATGGCGCGAGCGACCATCTGTACGACCTCCACCGCCCCCGCCGCGGTGTGCCGCGCTCGGAATGGGACCGCGCCCTGAAGTTGCAGGACCGCGCCCTCGACATCGGCCACGGCTTCCAGCCGAGCAGCAAGAGCGATCCGGCCGAAGCCCGGGCCCTGCTCGACGAAGCCGACGCGCTTCTCGGGCTCCTGACCCTCCGCGGGCACCGGACCGCAACGCTCGCCGAGGCGATGGCGACGGATAAGGCGCTCGGCCTCGCCCCGAAGGCGGGCGACTACTCCTGCGCTGAAGTTCGACTGCGTGACCTCCGCGAAGTGGTGGCCGGCCCCTCCGTCGACCGACCCCGAAGCGTGGCGGGATGCGCAGATCGCGGCCGCCCTGCGCGACATCGGGCGCTCGGCCTCGCCCCGAAGGCGGGCGACTACTCCTGCGCTGAGGACATCGCCCGATGACCCTCAAAGAGGGCGGCTCCATGCAGTACCGCGACCTCGGCCCCGGACGTGCCGCAGCCTCCCTCCGTGCCCGTGTCCAGGTCGGAGGTTTAGGGGTGCGGTTGACCTCGGACCCGCTCGCACAAGGCCCGTCGAACGCCTGCATCAGCAAGCTCAAGGGGATGGGGGACCTCACAGTGTTCAGCATCAAGAGGCGGGCGACGTGAACGCGGCGACGTGGCTCCGGGAACTCGGTGAGGCCGCGGACGAGCTGGGCTACGGCATCGTCGAGATACGCCCGGGCAGCATCGAACTCGGCGCCGGGGATCTCACCGTCTCCGTCGAGTCCATCCTTCTCTCGGGCGCCCTGTTGCGTGAGGTCATTCGGCCCATCGTGAAAGAGCCGAAGCCGTGACCCGCCAGCAAGCCCGCCCCATGACCGATGACGAACTCTGGGAACGGCTCGGCGACCGCCGCGCACCCTCCGGCATCTGGGCCGGCTGCCTCATCGTCCTCCAGGCCACCGCCACGTTGATCGTGGGCTGGGGCTTCCTGGTGTTCCTGTTGAGCGCCTCGTGAGCAAGTTCGATGCCCTCCGTGCGGAGGCGGCACTCGCCATCGCGGAGCCGCCTTGCGCTCATCGTTTCCCCGGCGGCGGTACCTGCAAGGTGGGGCCGGCCCATGTCATCCATGACAACCGCTGGCCGGGGCCCGAAGAGAACCACGAGTACGACAGGGGACGGCCGCAGGCCCTGAGCGTGGCGCCACAGACGGTGCTGGACCTGCTGGACATCTACGAAGGCGTAATCGCTCTCATCAACGCGAACGCGGAGCCTCGGTCGTGATGCCCCGCCCCATGCGCCGCTACACCCGTCCGAAGCTCATCTGCATCGTCTGCGCCAAGCCCATCACGGGCGAGACGCGGATGGTCGGCATCGACTTGGCGCATGTGCTCTGTGCTGCGAAGGCGCAGGGGTTCCGATGAGCCACGAGTTGCTGACGGGGCAGGAGCGGTTGGCGCCGGGCGTATTCGGCTACGCGACGGAGACGGACCGGGGCCTCTACGTCGGCTGGATTGCCGCCGAGCGCGAGGGTAGCGGCGACGTGGGCCGCTATCTGGACCAGTTGCCGCGCGACCGCCGAGTCGTGTTCCCGACCATCCTCTCGCTCCGTCTCGCGGGGATGCTGCTGCGCCGGGGTTTCACGGTTGGCAAGGAATACGCGGAGGAGTTCGGCGAGTGGGTCGACCTCATGGAGCGGGTGCCCGCATGAACCCCGCCCCGACCCTCCTCGACGCCCTCACCTTCGACCCCCAGACGAAAGAAGGCTTGCGATGAGCGACACTCAGGCGTTCTGGTCGCTGAGGGACCTCGCTGCGTTTCTGCAAGTCAGTCGGGGGTTCGCTTGGAAGCTCATCGACCAGGGCGCCATCCCGTCCATGCGCATCGGTCGGGCGGTGCGGGTGCGGCCCGAAGATGCCGCGAAGTACGTCGAGGAGCACACGACCGCCGTGCCGGAACCCGTGGGCGTGGACCGCGCCCTGCTTGCCTCCAAGGTCCGATGGGAAGGCGGCATCCTCGCCACTCTCGAATACGGCATCCGCTCAGACGAGATCGCGGACCCCTTACTAGCGGAGGCATGGCAGCGCCTAGAGGTCCTGTATGACCAGATCCGGCCGCTGTTGCGCCACATGGCCCTGCTGCTGTCAGTGAGGCCATGAGGACTTCCGATCGGCACGGGAACTCGTTCAGTGCCGTGTCGCCCCGGCACGACTTGGCCTCTGCGCCGGGCAAGGACCCGATTAGCGGGCCGACATTCGACAATCTTGTCCACCTCATGGCGCGTCATGTCAAGGACGGATGGCGGGATAAGTACGGTTCAAGCGCCCTGTTCGATTCGTTCCAGCAGGCCCACATCGACCGCGGAACGCTCCTCGCCCTACTCGATAAGGCGCGCTACGCCCTCACCGAGGACATGCACCAACCGAATGGCCAGGGCGACCTGGACTGTGACGCCTGCGACTTTCTCACCCTCACCGAAGGGCTGGGCTCGCTGTGACCGCCTGTACGCATCCCCGCCCGGTGTTCGCGGTGAGGGTCCCCGTCTGCGGTAGCTGCGGGGCGGTTCTGCCCGCTTGCCCGGTCCGGTCGTCTGTCAGTGACTCGCCCTGCCTCCTCCCCGAAGGCCATGAGAGGTACAGCATGGCCCGGTTCCATCGCTACGCCGCGCCGATGGGTTCACGTCCGTGAGCGTGCACATCGTTGAGCCCATCGACCCTATGGACCCCCGCGACCGCGGCTACCGCATCGCCATCCATGACGAGCGCGGGCGCCGCCATGTCGCCTGGCTCTGTCTGCGCGGTGGTGAGGAGCACCGATTGCACCCGGTCCCGGAGGGACGCACGAGCTACGCGCATACCCAGCCGGGCTATGCCGGGTTGGCCTACGGCACGGACCGATTTCGGTGCCCGCAGTGTCAGGAGAAACTGGACTTCCGGCGATGGCCGATTGGGACCCGATGAACCCCGCCCCGACGTTACTCTCCGCCCTCACCCTCGACCCCGCCACGAAGGCAGAGCTTGCGGAGAAGCTGGGCCTCTACACGGCGACGGGCAAGCCCGACACGCGCTCCGTGGAAGCCCTCGTGCAGTCCTACCGCCTCGACGGGGCCGCGATCATCTCTTCGGCCGAGGGCTACCGCCTCGCCAAGGACTCCGCCGAGATCGTGGAATGCTGCCGACGGCTGCGCATCCGGGCGGCGCACCAGTTCATCACGGCCAGAGCCTTGAGGGCAACCGCGAAACGCATCAAGGCCGTCGAGGACCGGCCCCTCGTGGTGGACCTCCCGGTCCCGGAAGGTCGGAAGGTTCGGGCGACGGAATGGCCGGCGTGGCGATGAGCGGGGCCATCTGCGGCGGCTATGACGCTGACTTCCGGCGCGTCCAGTTCTGCCCGACCGAGCAGCGCCGTCGCCGGCTCTACTGCACCTTCGCTGGCTGGTATGGCGTCACGTGGTACTGCCTCGGATGCGGCGACTGCTGGCAGGATGGCGAGCGTGGCTCGCGTCCGTTCGAGCGCGGTTGGCGGGCCAAGGCCATTGCCCGCGCTAAGTCTGGCTGGCGAGCCGCCATGAGTCCCCGAGAGGCCCATCGGGCTATCCGGGCCACGATCTGCGCGAGCGTCGGATGACCCCCACCTGCGCCGTACCGGGCTGCCCTGTCCAGACTCCGCGCCGCGTTTGCTACTTCCACGCCAAGGAGTGGTGCCCCGGCTGCGGCCAGCGCGCAGAGGTCATCGGCGGGCACCGATACAACCACCTCGGCTTCGCGCACGAGTGCCCGACCCCGGAGAAACGGCGGGCGTACAACGCCGAGTGGATGCGCCGGAAGCGGGCGGCGGCCTGATGCCGAAGACCTTCGGCACAACTGGCCCGCGCAGCATCTACCCCGAGATGTGCGACAGCCGCACGCTCTCCCGTTGCTCGATCATGGCCAATGCCCTCTGGCCCCGCCTCATCGTGCAGGCCGATGACCAAGGGCGGCTCCACGGCGACGCGCAGGACATCCGGGGCCTGTGCTTCCCGAAGATGCCCGACGTGACCGTGGCGGAGGTTGCGGCGGCGCTCCAGGAGTTGGCCGCCCAGCGGTCGCTGCGGCTCTACGAACGCCGCGGCGAGCCCTACATCCAGATCTCGGACTGGTGGCAGTACCAGAGCTTCCAGCGCCGCGCCTACCCCTCGCGCTACCCCTGCCCGCCCGGCTGGATGGACATCGTGTACGGCATCGAAGGGGCTCCGGCGACCTTCGCGAAGGCTCATGAAGAGGTCCTGCGGCGTTCTGCGGCGAAACGCCGCGCCGCGCCGCCTAGCCCATCCCGTACAAGCCCATCCAAGCCCATCCCGTCCGAGCCCGCCGCGCCGCCGATTGCGGCGTCGGGGACGAATGGAAAGACGCCTTTCGACGAGAAGATGACGAAGCACGGCGTCCGCCCCGATGTCACCGGGAAGCCGGGGCTCCCGTCGTGACCGTCTCCGAGCTGGTCGAGACTCTGGCGTGGCAGCTCCGTGCCGTCGGCCTCATCCCGGAGCGGGAGGTCCGCTTCCACCCGGTGAGGCGGTGGCGGTTCGACCTGGCTTGGCCGGATCGCAGGGTCGCCGTCGAGGTCGACGGAGGGACGTGGACGGGTGGCCGTCATACCACCGGCCCCGGCATCGAGTCGGACGCCGCGAAGTTCTCCGAGGCCGCGGCGCTGGGCTGGCGGGTCCTGCGGGTGACCCGGAAGATGGTCGAGTCCGGCCAAGCCCTGACGCTCGTGGAACGGGCGCTCCGGTGGGACGGGACCGTGGAAGCGGTGCTGCGGTGACCCGCCTCCAGCAGCCCCTCACGGCATGGGCCGTCGAGTGGCACAGCGTCAACCGGCTCGATGGTGACCAGCGGCACCTGATCTGGGACTACGGGACGGGCGCTGGGGCGGGCTTCCGGCTGTTCCGGACCCGCCGTGAAACGCGGGCCTACATCGAGGAACGGTACGGCTACATCCGCCAGAGACCGGACCTCCGCCATGAGCCGCATGGCTGGCGATTGCCGACGGCTGTTCGCGTCACGGTGACGAAGCCGTGACCGGCCGCCTGCTCTTCCTCGACACCCTCCTGGCCATCCTGCTCGTGGTGGCCTTCCTCTCAGACGCCCTTGCGACCACGAGAGAGGCGCAGCAGCCCCGTCCCGAGACGGTCCATGCCAGCGCGGCATCGCCCCTGGCGGCTCCTGCGTCTCTCTCGGTGTCGGAAGGCATCGCCGGTCCTGTCAGGGTTGCGAGTCCCCGCGTGTCGCCGGTCGCCAGCGGTGGACAGGGCCGCTGGCACCTCATCCGGACGACCTTCTTCGGAGGGTCGGACGGTCTGGACGATGGCACGCACCACTTCGCGGACGGGGGGCTGTTCCGCCCGGGGACGTTCGCGGTGGCGATGAACTCCGTGCCGCTGGGAAGCTGGATCGTGCTCCGCTGGCACGACCGTTCCTTGCTGGTGCAGGTCCGTGACCGCCACGGCAAGAGCGCCCGGGACTTCGTGGATATGACCCTAGCCGCTTCGGCGTGGCTCTTTGGCCGGCCTAGCAACCACACCGTGGAATGGAGGAGGGTTCCGTGAGCGAACTACTGCGACAGACAGCATGGCGAATGATCGAACAGGCCCTCCAACACCGGAATGAGGCCGAGCGCCGTTCATGGGTTGCCCGCGACGAAGTGACTCGGCGCCGGCTACTCCTTCTTGACGCTCAGGCGGTAGAGGCTATTGCCACCCGCGAACTCGATCGTGCGCAGGAGTTCCTTTCGATGCTGTATGCCGACCTCGGGAAGGTGCAAGGCGTCCAAGGCGAGGCCCAGCCGTGACCATCGACCTCGATGCCCTCGACGCAGCGGCGCAGGCTGCGACACCGCCGACCCTGACCTTCCAGTACGACCTGCTGGCCGACCTAGCGGCCGTCCGCGAGCAGGTCAAAGCCTGCGAGGGTCGCCACGTTCAGCAAGTCGCCTACAGCAGCTTCATGAACGCGCTCACCCAGGTCTGTTTCACCTGCCAACGGGTGAGAAGCACGGTGACATGGGAAGGGGCGCGATCGTGGAGCCCGTCGTGACACCGCCGACCCTGCCGAGCATCATCGCGGACTGGCATCCGCACACCCTGGACTGCGACCCGCCATGGTGCGACGGCTGCGAAGAGGACTGGCCCTGCGCCACGGTCAGGCTCTTTCGGGAGTGCCGGGAGGCGCTGGAGAAACGCAGTGGGCATCGGCCGTTCTGTTTATGGGAGGTCGCCCTGTGCGACTGCGGGGCGGTTGTCGTCCGTGCCCTCCTTGCCCGACTCACAGAAGAGGTGACGCCATGACCGACACGAACGGCGCAGCGGCACTGGAAAAGTTGTTGGCCCGGTTGGACCATCACGCCACAGGCCCCGACGTGCGTTGTTCCACGCCGGAGTTTCACCGGGACAGGGCTCTCGCCATCCTCGCCAACGGTGCCGTCTTCCTGCCCGATGGGCGGGAGGTCGAGCGGCCCCTCACGTTGGAGCGATTGCGCTCCGTGGTCATCGCGGTGTGTGACGCGAACGAATGGGGTATCTACCGCACCGGCCACGGGACCGCCTCATGGGTGGACCGCAACACCCTAGCCCGCGCCATTTTCGATGCTCTCGAAGGAGGCTCCGAATGACCGTGCTGCTCATCTGGCTCGATGGACGAGAGGAACGCTGCCTCTCGTCCATCGCCCACGTCCGAGACGGCGTGCTCGTTCTCGAAGTCAACCGAGGCGAGTATCGGCATATCCCGCTCGCGCAGCTCAGGGAGTGGAGGACCGACCGATGACCGCAGGCCCCACCCGCCTCCGTGCCCTGCTGGCCGAGGCGACACCGGGACCGTGGCGTCGCCCGACTCACAGAAGAGGTGACGCCATGAGCCTCTGGTGGCGCATCTGGCACATCTACCGCTGGCGAGCCATCGCCATGTTCTTCGGGGCCATCAACCAGCGCATCCACGACCGCTTCCATGAGACGACGGACCCGTCCTGTGACCGTTGCCTCGACCGGGAGAACGAAGCATGACCGGAGGTGACGCCATGACCGACAACGGGGCTGCGGCACTTGAGAAGCTGCTGCATCGCCTCCACGTTGACGAGCCTCAAGGGTTCCCGTTCGACTGTCAGGAACTCACAGACCGCATCCTCGCCACCGGTGCGGTCTTCCTGCCCGATGGGCGGGAGGTCGAGCGGCCCGATGTTCTCGTGCTTCGACAGGTCCGGGCCGTCATCGACACGCTGCCCTACACGATGGGCCACGGAGCCGTGAGTCTCGTTGGCGTGCTGGACACCATCGATGAGGCAATCCGGCGCGTAATCGAAGGAGGCTCCGAATGACCGCCCTCCACGCCCTTGGAGAGAGGCTGCTGTCGGAGAAGGCGGCGCAACAGGAAGCCGAGCGCGAGGCAATCCGGCGGGCTGACGCGGAGGCCTTGGTGCGCTGCGTGGACCTTGCAGACCGACTGGCGCGGCAGCTACTCGGTGCAGGCGCTCCGTCGCGCTCGGCGTGGGTCAGCTACGGGGCGGGGATGGTACTTGCCCCGCTTGGCGCGTCGCTGGGCGCGCCATGGGCCCCTTGGGATGGCGAGGATGGCGAGCTGATCCTGCGCCGCTCCCCCGATGAACTCTGGTACCGGCCCCGGCTGCGTCAGGACTCGGCCCGCATCACCGACCTAAACCACCTAGCCCGCATGGTCGCGGCGAGGAGCATCTACGAATGACCGCAGACTGACCGTCGACGAGTGCCTGGCCATCGGCATCGATCCGCTCTGGACGCCGGACCCGCTGTGGACGATGCCGCCGGGCTGGGCGGAGTGCTGGCCCGGCTATTGGGCCATCTGTGAGGAGACACCGTGAGGTACACCATGCCCGAGACGACGGTTACGCAGACGCTGTGCGGACGCTGCAATCACCCGATGCACTGGCACGAGTGCGGCGCTGGCGCTGACAGCACGGGCGGTCCCTGCCCCTGCCGCAACGACGTGGACACCGTGAGCGAGCTGGGCAAGGTGTTGGCGGCCGCACTCTGCGGCACCAACCATCTCGCGGGGCAACTCCACGAGTCAACCCCGGAGGCCATCGATCGCGAGCATTGGGCGCAAGCGGCTGCCATCCAGACGACCCTCGCCGCGCAGGGTTGGAGGCTCGTCAACGTCGAGTCCCTGGCAGCGGCGCTGAGGGAATGCGACCCGAGCGATGACGGCAACGCACCGCTGGATGAGGTGGGCGCGCTGGCCTATTTCGACCGCAAAGCCAGTCGCTACCTCGCAGCCCTGCCATGACGACCGAAGAGCTGGCCGCGATCGTGGCACGGGACGCGGCGTGGGGCCACGATGAGATTGATGAGTACGCGGACCCCGCGACCCCCGACGCCTTGGCGGTTCATGCCCTCCTAGCCCTGCTGCGCGAGTGCCGGACGGCGCTGCGCTCCCTTGCCGCCGTGGTCGAGGGTGAGTTCGGCCCGCCCAGCGCGAACGAGGCGGAACAGGCCCTCCTTTCGACCCTCGAAGGGCTGGAGCCGTGACGACCGAGCGGACGTCGGCCCGTCCCGACAACCGCCATCCCTCGAAGTCCGAGCAGCGCGTCGACGTCTTTCGGGGGCTGCTCGCCGAAACCGAAACCGAAGCCGCGCAGGCTTGTGCCGCACATCAGGCCGAGGCCATCGCCACCGAGCGCCGCCGTCTCGGGAACGGGGACATGGACCTCGCCTACGAAGCGGGCCGCGAAGATGGGGAGTCGGGGGAGAGAGCCCGCATCAAGGCTGCGGTGGAAGGGCTGGATGGGCTCGAATACGGCGCTGGCAACGTTCACTACCTGAACTCCGACTTCTGTGACCGGATGTCCGTCCTGCGCATTGTGGACGGTGCGGAGTGAAGCCGCCGGGCTGGCTGAAGAGCATCGGGCCATCCAAGGGCGTGCTTTCGGCCGACGGTAAGGCCGTGGTCTTCACCTTCCGCGTGCGCTGGTGGCACCCCGGCTACTGGCTCGCACGATGGCGGTACCGCCGATGAAGCTCCTATTCGGCATGGTCCTCGGAGCCGTGGCCTTCGCAGCCCTCGTCATCATCGTGGCCCGTCACGGCAAGCCCATGCCATTCGAGTACGGCGGCGCGCTCTACGCCCCCTCCGAAACCCAGAGCGACCCCTACCTCGTGAGTCTCATCGAACGGGCCGGCCAGTGGCCTCCGGGGTCAGGCTGGACGGCTTGACACCGCCCTAGTCCGAGGGGCTACACTCTGCCCGTGCCGAACATGGCCCTCGGGTGGCCGCCCCTTGCCATCCTCCGCAGGGGGCGGTCGGCGTTCACCGTGCGGGCAGCTCGGGGAGCACGCGAGGCTCATACCCTCGAAGAGCGGCGTCCGACTCGCCGGCCCGCAACCACCTCCGCGCGGTCGTCGTGAATGGGCGATGACCCACGCCGGCGCTGGACCGATCGCCTGCCGGGCGTCGTCCCCGCGGCCCCCACGACCGGCGACCTGCTCGCAGCGATCGACATGCTGCGCGGCGACTACCAGGGCGCCATCGAGCAGTCCGAGGGCCGCGTCGTGAGCGCCATCACGTCCCTGCGCAACGACTTCACGTCGTGGACCGGCACCCATCTCGGCCTGCACGGGCAGCTGCTCGAGGAGCGCGACACCGCCCATCGGCGCTACGACGCCTTCATCCGGACGGCGGAGATCGACCAGGCGCGCAAGGCCGGCGCTCTCGGCATCCTGCGCTTCACCCTCGACCTCGTCGGGCGCAACTGGCGCCTGGTGGCCATCGTGCTGGCCGCGGTCTTCGCCCTGTTCGGCAACGTCCACTTCCAGATCGTGGCGTCGTGACCTTCGACCCCGTCTTCCGCAAGCAGCTCGACGGCTCGGCGCATCAGCACACGAACTGCGGGCCAGCCTCGCTCAGCTCCGCCCTCGACCGTCACCAGCTCGGGGTCGACCCGCCCGGAACGGAACTGTGGAAGCCCACGCCCGCCAACATCCGATCGCGGATGATCGCGCTCGGCATCGAGAACGGCGTCAGCGGCACCAGCTCGATCGACCTCACGAAGGCCGCGACGCGGCTCTATGGCGCGGCGCTGACGACCCGCTACAACCTCTCCTGGGCGGACTACGTGACGCTCATCGTGTCGGGCCGCGGCGCCATCACGAACATGGGCTACGCGGCGCTGCACGGCAACGTCCACGACGCCTGCCCGACCTGCAACGCCTCGCACTGGATCTACGTCGACCGGAGACGCTGGAACGCCACCCGCGGCTACTACCAGTTCCTCGTCTACGACCCGCTCGCCGACCATCGAAGAGCGGGCATCCCCCAGGGACCGGAGTGGTGGAAGTGGACGGTCCTGCAGCGCGTCTGCGCGGCCCTCCGGCCGGGCGGCGTCTACTGCGCGCTCTTCACGAAGGACACGGTGCCCTGATGCCGCACAAGGAACCGAAGAATCACCCCGAGTACCGCGAGCCCCGGAAGGCCAAGGCTGACGCCAAGGTCATCCTCGAGCGCGACGAGCACAAGCACCTGAAGCCCGGCCAGCCCGAACCACGGGACGAGCCGGTCATCGACGAGGAGTGAGCATGCAGATCGACAGCCTCAAGGTCGTCTTCACCTACGCCATCGCCACGCTGCTCATCGGCGGCGGGCTGGCCTTCCTGTTCTTCGTGCGCAACGACGACCCGAACGCGGGCCAGTCGGCCACGCTGGTGCCGCTCATCGCCGGGTTCATCGGCGCGGCGGTGCAGTTCGTCTTCAACCGCGAGACCCAGACGAGCACGGCACGCGCCACCGAACGCGCCGTCGCGGCGGGCAGCTCCACGACGGCAGCGGCCACGGCTGCGGCCGGCCCGACGAACGGGAAGTCCTGACCTTGCGCGGCATCAGCGACAGCCAAGCTGACGCTGTCTACGCAGGCCGCCGCCCGCCGAAGACGGACCAGGAGATCGTGCGCGACGGCCCCTCGCACTACCTCGGTGAGAACGCGCGCAGCCGCTCACCCCTCCGGCGGCCCATCGGGCTCTACGATCTGCTGCGCTGGTTTGAGGCCGCCGTGCTCGCGGAGTGTCCCTCGCGCCTCCATCAGGCGGCGCTCTGGCACGACCACGTCATCGATGACTCGGGGGGTGGCGGGAGCCGGCTCGGCGCCCATGCATGGGCTGACGAGTTCCGAAGGTATCTCGAAGGTTCACCCTTCGGGCAGGACCCCGACGGCTTCTACCAGTTCCCCATCCTCGCGGCTCTGGCGAAGCTCGAAGGGACCAGGGGTTGGCAGCCGGACTCGAATAGTCCTCCACCCTCGGAGGGCGCAGTGATGGCGGCGATGCTCCGCGGTATCGCGCGCAACGCCTTCAGCTACACCAGCGTGGCCGTCCTCTACAGCCCACTGCTCCCCGCGGCGACCACGGAGAAAGCCCTGGAGCGGCTGTATGAGGCGTATCGCACCGAGGCCCCGGCACGGGTCATCAAGGAGGCGGCGTGAAACCCGGAGAGCTGGCCGCGATCGTGGCGCGACACTGGGAGGTCGTCATCACGGACGATGCGCCACATCACATCTGCGGCGGGTGCGGGCGCATCTGGCCCTGCGATACCACGCAGACCCTGGCCCTGCTGAGCGAGTGTCGAGACGGGTTATCCGACACCGAAACGGCGACCTACCGGAACCGGGGTCTCCTCCAGACCCTCGACGGGCTACACCCGGAGGCGGCCTAGCGGCGTGGTGTAGACTGCGGCCAATCGAGACGCCTACCTGCCAGAGGCTGACGGCAGGCTCCGGCACTGCGACCCTGACGCCGCGGGACGCACCTCAAGCTTCGCTGACCCCCGATGACGTATCATCGACGCTGCGTCCGCCAAGGCCCGGAACACGGGCCAGACGCTGAGGTCACTCCGCCCTATGGGCCGAAGGGTCTCAGCCGAAGCGGTCTCCTGATACGGGAGACATGGGCGGACGTCGCGGGTCCATCGCGGCCCCAGGGGCTGGAGCCCAGCGCAAGCCGGTTCCAGCACAGCGCCCCGTCCTCATCGGCGGGGCGTTACCCGTTCTGATGGCCTTCACCATCAAGAGGCCCTGCCTTGGCCTCCCCGACGGCACACGCTGCTCCGAGCTGACGTACCGCGCTAGGTGCCCGCGCCACGCGCTCATCTACGAGCACAACCGTCGACCTCCCCCAAGAGAGCGCGGGTACGACTCAGCCTACGAACGCGAACGCCTGACGGTCATCGGTCAACCGTGTGCCATCCGAAGGCAGGGCTGCACGGGCATCGCGGACACGGCGGACCACTTCAACGGTCGCCTCAGACCTGCGTGCCACCACTGCAACAGTGCGGATGGCGCGAGTCGGTCGCATCTCGCTCGGCGCACGGGGTAGGGGGGTCAAATCTCTGCGCGAGGCGGTTCTGCTAGGACCCCATGCTAGCCAAGCGCACACGGGGTCACTTCGACCCCCCGGCAGTCAGCGTTTCGGAGCGGGCGTGAAGGGCCGGCTGCTGTAGGTCGGCTCGATGAGCGTGGTGCCCGGCTTGCCCTGCTGAAGCCGTGACGCTGCGACGGCCTGTTGCGCGGGCGTTCCGAGGCGATGGTCGACCACATCCTCATCGGCAGCGAGCCGGACGGACTCGAAGACCTGCACGGGGGCGTTCACCGGACGCCACGTCCCGATCGCGTGACCGTTGACCGTCACCACGATCGTCTCGGTGAGCTTCGCGTAGACCTTTCGGAACTCGGCGCTGGGGATGGTATCCATCGCACGATTGTACAACCCCGTACAGGGTGAGCAGATGGCCCCGCCGACCAAGCCCATCGAAGCGAAGCGCCGCCTCGGGACGCTGCGCAAGGACCGCACACCCAAGGGCGCGCTGACCATCATCGCGCCAGCCGATCGGTCGCTCGAACCACCTCCGACGGTGGGTGACATCGGGGCCGCGGAGTGGCGCCACGTCCTCGCGACCTGCGCCTGGATCGCGCCCTCTGACCTGACCGTCCTGCGGCTCTACTGCCTCGCTTTGGACCGCCACTCGGCCTTGCTGGCGCTGCTGGCGCAGGAGGGAACGGTCCTTTACACGGACAAGGGCTACGCCTATCTCAACCCCGCGCAGGGTGCTTTGGCCACGACGGAGGCGCAGATCACGAAGTGGCAATCGCTCCTTGGCCTGACCGCGTCGGATCGCTCCCGCATGGGCGTGGCCGAGGTCAAGGCCCGAACGAAGCTCGAAGAGCTGCGGGACCGCCGCGAGATCCGGGCTGGCCCCCGCGCTGGCTGACCCCCGTACCGATTGGGGACACCCGTCGGGGTGACGGGTCGGATGTCCTGGCCTTCGTCGACGCCTACGGCAAGATCACGAAAGACAGCATCGCCGGGCTTTCCGGGAACCCGCTCGACCCCCGGCACTGGCAGCGCAAGCTCATCGGTCCGATCTTCGCCCGGACCCCTGACGGCAGGCGCAGACATCGCATCGCGATGGTCGGCATGGGCCGCAAGAACGGGAAGACGGGCCTGATGGCCGCAGTAGCTCTCTACGGGCTCTGCGCCGAGGGGGATGGGGCGGAGGTCTACTCCTGCGCCGCGGATCGGGACCAGGCCAAGCTCATGCACCACGCCGCGAAGCGCATCGTGGAGCTGGACCCGGAACTCTCGGCGCGGACGCGCATCTTCCGCGACGCGATCGAGGACAAACCGACCGGCTCGGTCTACCGGGCCCTGTCCTCTGAGGCCTACACGAAGGAAGGCCTCAGCCCGACGCTCGTCATCTATGACGAGCTGCACGCCGCGCCGAACCGCGAGTTGTACGACGTCATGGCCCTGGCGATGGGCGCCCGGGTGGATCCGCTCATGCTCATCGTCACCACGGCGGGGGTGAGAACCGACGCCACCGGACAAGACAGCATCGCCTACACGCTCTACCAGCACGGTCGGAGAGTGGCGACGGGCGAGGTCGATGACCCGACCTTCTTCATGGCCTGGTGGGAGCCCACGAAGACCGACGCAAGGATCGATGACCCGAAGGTCTGGGCGCAGGCCAACCCCGGCCTTGGGGACATCCTCGACATCGCGGACATCCGCGCCGCGGCACAACCGGGCAGAACCCCGGAGTCGGAGTTCCGCATCAAGCGCCTCAACCAGTGGGTGACCTCATCGCAGGCCGCCCTTCCTTCGGGAGCGTTCGAGGCGCGCAAGGCTCCACGGGTCATCGCGGCAGACGTCCCGATCGTGGCCTTCTTCGACGGCTCGTTCAACCACGACTGCACGGCCCTCCTGGGCGTCACCGTCGAACCGAAGCCGTACCTCTTCGTCATCGAGTGCTGGGAACGTCCGCTGGACGATGCAAGGTGGCGAGTCCCCATCTCGAAAGTCGACGCCAAGGTCCGCGAGACCTGCCGGGACCGCACGGTCATCGAACTCCCCTGCGACCCGTTCCGCTGGGCGCAGCTCATGGAGCAATGGGCCGCCGACGGGTTACCCGTCATCGAATACCCGACCTCCTCACCGTCCCGGATGGTGCCCGCCTGGGCGAAGTTCTACGACGCGGTCATCAACGGCACCCTCACCCACGATGGCGACCCGCGCCTCGTGAGGCACGTCGGGAACATGGCCCTGAAGGTCGACCGGCTGGGGCCTAGGCCGGTCAAGGAACACCGCGGCTCACCGCGCTCCATCGACCTCGGCATCTGCGCCGTGGGTGGGTATGACCGCGCCTCACTGCACGCCGCCCAGCCGGCTCCTCCGCCCTTCCGCAGCTCCTACGAAACGGAACGGCTGACCTTCTTGGCCTAGCCGCTGTCCTCACCTAGAGGTCCCTGATGCTCCGAACGCGCAACCGCATCTGGTTCGGCCTCGCCGCGGTCGTCCGAAAGGTCAACGTCTTCGACGGCGGGGACCTCCTGACCCTCGCCGCCCTGGCCTTCGTCTGGTACGGCCTGTCGCTCTTCGCCCTGCCCCTGGCGTTCATCGTGACCGGCTTCCTGCTCGTGCTCGTGACGCCCATCGGCGCTGCCCTTCGCATCCTCCTGCGGGGCAAGTGATGGGCCTCTTCGCCCGGGGTCTGAAGCAAGGCGTGGGCTGGCCGAACGTCGGCTGGCAGCCGCCTCCGGGCTACACCGGCAAGTCCATCACCGACATCACCGTCAACGCCGACACGGCCATGAGCGTGGGCGCCTTCTCAGCCGGCGTCCGGCTCATCGCCGAAGACGGCGCCTCACTGCCCTTCAACGTCATGGTGCACATGACCGGCGGGGGAGCACGGAAAGCCTTCGACCACCCCTCCTATAAGACGCTGCACGACGCGGCCAACCCCGACATGACCGCGATGGTCTGGCACGAGACGATGCTCGGCCACTACCTGACGTGGGGCAACTGCTACAGCGAGAAGGAGTTCGACGGGCTCGGCAACACCGTCCGACTTTGGCCGCTGCGGCCGGATCGCATGACGCCCAAGCGCGACAGCTCCGGGAAGCGCATCTATCCCTACCTGCTGCCCGATGGCACCACCGTCGTACTCCCGGCCCGCAACGTCCTGCACGTCCCCGCCTTCGGCTTCGATGGGCTCGTGGGCTACTCGCGCATCACCCTCGCCCGCAGAGCCTTCGAGAACGCCATCGCCGTCGAGGAATACGGCCTCTACACGTTCGCCAACGGCGCGCAGCCCGGCGTGGCCATCAAGCACCCGCAGTCGCTCAGCAAGGATGCCAAGAAAAACCTCCGCGAGAGCTGGGATGAGGCGCACCAGGGCCTCAGCAACACGCAGCGAACGGCGGTGCTCGATGAGGGCATGAGTCTCGAGCTGATCGGCTTCCCGCCGCAGGACGCGCAGTTCCTCGAGACGAAACAGCAGACGACCATCGACATGGCCCAACTGTTGCGTCTCCCGCCCCACAAGCTCAGCGACCTGACCAACGCCCACTTCACGAACATCGAAGAGTCGAACATCGACTACGTCATCGGCACGCTCATGCCGCCCCTGACGAAGTTCGAGCAGCAGGTCAACAAGGATCTGCTCAGTGGGCCGTACTACAGCAAGCACAACGTGGGGGCCTTGCTGCGGGGCAACGCCAAGGACCGCGCCGAGTTCTACCAGCTCATGCGCCAGAACGGCATCTACACCGACGACGAGATCCGGGCCTTCGAGGACCTCAACCCCCTCACCGCAGACGACCGCCAGCACATCCTCTGGCCGCTGAACTCCGTCCCGGCTTCGTCTTACGACGTCAACGGCATGACCTACCGCGACCGGGTCAACGCCGCGGGTATCTACGTCCGCGCCGGCTTCGACCCCGCCAGTGCCCTTGCTGCGCTGAACCTGCCCGCCATGACGCACACCGGCCTCGTGCCGGTGACCGTGACGCTCGACCCTGCCTCCCCGTCGCTCAATGAACTGGCGCCGCCGCCGCTCAAGGCCGAGTCGAACGGCCACCTGGCCCCGCTCTAGGAGATTCCGATGGCCCTGACCCTCACCGCCGCGCTCAACGATGCCGACCAGGCGTTTCTGCTCAGCGGCACGCCGGAACCGACGGCCGGCGACATGCTCCAGATCGACGCCGAAGTGCTCTTGCTGGTGGGCGCTGGCGCCCATGACAGCGGTTGGCGCGTCGAGACCATCCGGGGATACAACACCACGACCCCGGCTGCTCACAGTCAGGGCGCGACGGCGTACCAGGTCCGGGCGCCCGTGCAGACCTCGGCTCTCGCGAGCACCCCACCCTCCGAGGTCGCGGTCGAGCTTGGCCTCACCGCCACCGCGGCAGAACTCAACACCCTCGCGGGGGTCACGGCGGGCACCGTGGCCGCTGGTAAGGCCATCGTCACGACCACGAACAAGCACATCGACGCCCTCGTCATCACCGATGGCGGATTGGCCCTCGGCGCCGATGCGGGTACGGCGATCAGTTCCACGGCGGCGGAACTCAACCTCCTCGACGGGGCCACCGCTCCACCAGTCCAGGTCGCAGAACGCACCTTCACCGAGACGGCGGGAACCGGCGTCTACACCGCCACGGTTGCGATCCCCGCCGGCGCGACGGTCCTCGATGTCATCTGGCGCAACACCGTCGTCTGGAACGCCGGCACTTCGGCCTCTCTCGTCGTCGGCGATGACGATGACGCGAACGGCTACATCGAGGCGACCGACGTGCTGACCGCGCCCATCGCCGATGTGAACGGCGCCGGGGCCGGCATCTCCACTCGGCTCTCGCTCGGAGCCACTGTCGGTGCCTACAAGGGCGGTGGCGGCAGGTTCTGTGCCACCGCGAAGACCATCACGGCCACGGTCACGACGGTTTCGGCCGCCGCTGGCACCACGGGTCGCTCCCGGCTTCTCGTCGAGTACGCCCTGCCGTCGGTCGCCGCCGCGTCGAAGGCATAGGAGGTTCCCATGACCGACATCCTTCGCAAGGCGTTCACGCCGCACGAGCTGAAGGTCGATGAGGCCGGTTCCATCACCTTCGCCTTCGCCCAGCTCAGCATCATCGACCACGACGGCGACGTGACCCTGCCCGGGGCGTTCCCGGCCAAGGACGTGCCGATGTCCGCCTACGGCCACAGCTCATGGGATGGGGCGCTGCCGATCGGTAAGGGCGGCATCAGCGAACAGGGCGATTGGGCCATCTTCACGGGCCAGTTCTTCATGGACACCGCGGCCGGGCGCGACACGCACGCCACCATCAAGGGCCTCGGTGCCCTGGCCGAATACAGCTACGGCTACAACCCCCTCGACTACAGCTTCGGGCAGCAGGACGGGCAGAACGTCCGCTTCCTGCGCTCGCTCGACGTCTTCGAAGTCTCCCCCGTGCTCATCGGTGCCGGCATCGGCACCCACACCCTCGCGATCAAGAGCGGCAGCCCGGAACCGGACCTGCCGTATGCCGCCCATGCCTCCTGGCTACGGGAAGCGGTGGCGGCGTTCACGGATCGGACCGGCGAACGGGCCGCGTGGCGAGCCGAAGAGGGCCGTGGGCTCTCGGTGGCGAACCGCGATGACCTGGACGCGCTGGTCAAGGCGCTCGACGAGTTCCCGGCCGTGGCCGACGAACTGCGGGCGCTGCTCGAGGCGACCGACCCCACGAAGGCCGACCGCCTCCGCCGCACCGAGATCGACATCCTCATCGCCTCCGCACGCCGCAACGGCGTGACGGTCTAAGGAGACAAGCACACCATGGCAACCGCAACCGAACTGAGCGGCGTGCTCACGACGAAGCGTCAGGAGCACACCGCCTGGCTCGCCACCTTCAAGAAGGATGGCGGCTACGACATGCCCACCGATCAGGTGGGCGAGTTCCAGAAGCGCAATGAGGAGCTGGACAAGCTCCAGGGCGAGTACGAGACCGCCCTCGTGGTCGAGAAGTCGGCCGCGCAGAACGAAGCCAAGCTCGCGCCGCAGGGCCGCATCATCTCCGGTGGGAGTGAAGAGCCCTACGAGGGCAAGATCAAGTCCCCCGAAGGCCTCGAGGCCGCCTTCAAGGGCGCCTTCAAGCAGCACGGCCCGGCCCTCAAGGCCCTCGCCGATGGCGGCACGGGCACCGTCCGCTTCGAGCTTCCCGTCGAGTCCAAGACCCTCGTCACCCTCGCCGACCACTACCCGCCCGCTGAGCGTCTCCGGACGACCGGCATGGCGGCGTTCTACGGCGACGTCGAGGACCTCTTCGCCCCCGGCTCGACCGACTCGAGCAACATCGAGTATTTCATCCAGACCACGAACACCACGAACGCCGCGGCTGTCGCGGAGGGTTCCGCGGTCACGGACAGCGCCTACGTCTGGACGAAGACGACCGATGAGGTCGAGACCATCCAGGCGTGGATCCCCGTCACTCGCGAGTTCCTCAACAACAACGCGGGGATGCAGTCGATGGTGACCGGCCGGCTCGGCTACGAGCTTCAGGCCAAGGTCAACCAGCAGCTCCTCTCGGGCACCGGCACCACGCCGCAGCTCTGGGGCGCGTTCATCCGCGTCGGCTTCCAGACGCAGGCGAAGGGCGCCGATCCCGTCTTCGATGCCATCGGCAAGGCCATCAAGCTCGTGACCATCACCGGCGATGCGCCGGCCGACGCGATCGTCATGCATCCCACCGACTGGTGGAACATGCGGCTCACCCGGACCACCCAGGGCATCTACATCCTGGGCAACCCCGGCGACGCTGGGGCCACCTTCAGCCTGTGGGGCCTGCCCGTTCGGGTCTCGACCGGCATCGGTGCCGCGGGCACCGCTGGCGTGGGCGCCTTCAAGCAGTACGCCCAGGTCTTCAACAACGGCGGCGTCGTCGTGGAGGCCTCGACCGAGCACAGCACCTACTTCACCGAGCGGAAGGTCGCGCTGGCCGTCAGCCGCCGCCTGTCGGTGGCCTCGTTCAGGCCTTCCGCTTTCGCCACCGTTACGGGCCTCTAGCAGCCTGACGCTGAGAAAGGAGGGCCATCGTGCCCGTTCTCTCTGGCGGGACTGTTCTGGGTTCCGCAGAAATCCGCGCCGAGGAAATCACGTTCACCGAGACCAGCGGCTCCGGTGTCTACACCGGTTCCGTCACAGTTCCGGCCGAGTCGTGGCTCCTCGACATCAAGATTTGGAACGCCGCGTACTGGACCAACTCCGGCACCGCGGCGATGATCGTCGGAGATGGCGTCGACCCGAACGGCTGGTATGACGCCATCGATCTGAAGGCGACGGACATCGTGCCCAACGAGGTCATCGACTTCAACAATCCCGGCGGACAAGAGGGCGCCTATCTCGTCACCGCGACGGGGCAGCGTTCAACCATGTACTCGACGTTGGCCCGGGTCGTCACTGGCGAGATCACGACATCGAGCACCGGCGGCACCGCTGGTCGCACTCGGATGCTGGTGGTCTACACCACGACGTCGAACCCCGGCGCCGCCACCAAGGTCTAGTCCGATGCGGCGCTTCCCGTTCCTTCGCAAGCCGAAGCCTGAGCCCACGCCCGAAGAGCAGGAAGCGCCGCCCCCTTCCCGCAAGAGACCGCAGGACAAGATGATCCGGCGACCAGCCGACAAGGGAGTCTGAGACATGGCGACCATCACCTACGGCACCGTCGCCACGAACCCGGCGTCGGACATCGGCACCCTCCGTCCGGGAGGTGTCGAGCAGATCGTCAGCTCCACGCAAGCCAGCCCCACGGAGGTCACGACCCTCGACAACCACGGACTCACGAGCCTCGACCGCATCTTCTTCACCTCCTCCACGACGGCCAACGCGGCCCTCACCGCGACGCCGCAGCAGGTCGTCACCGTGACCGGCCTGAAGAAGTTCACCGTGCCGGTCAACTGCGGTGTGGCGGGGGCTACGGCAGGGGCATACGACGTCTCCATCCTCTCCACGCCCACGACGCCCGCCGCCGCTCCGCTCATCAACGCCGGACGGGCGCACGGTCTGCGCGTCGGGGACACCGTGACCATCGTGGCCTCTGGCTCCACGCCGGACCTCGACGGTGACCAGGTCGTCACCGCCGTCGAGAGCACCACGGCCTTCCGCGTCCTGACCTCCGCAACACCGACCACCGTCGCGGGCTCCACCACGGCGGCGCACTACACGAAAAAGCTCTACTACTCCGACGTCATCGACCGCGGCGCGGCGAATGGCGGCGGAGCTTGCGTCATCACATCGACCATCGGCACCGCGCCCGCGACCACGAAGGTGGACATCCAGGGCTCGGTGGACGGCACGAACTGGTTCAACGTCCCCTACGCCCTCGTGGCCACGCCTCGCACCTTCGTGCTGACGCAGCTGACGATCACCACGGCGGTTGCCACGACGTACCTGCTCCAGGAACTCGTCTTCTGGCGCTACCTGCGTCTGGCCATCTCGTCGAACACGAACGTGACGCTGGCGCTGACGCACTTCCAGTCCGGCCCCTACTGATGCGTCGGGCGAACCTCGCGGCCAGCTCCAGCTCGACCGATGCGGCGAGCTACACGACCGCGTCCGTCGCCCTGCGCGTAGGTCGTCTCTACCTCCTTTCGGTGACGAACTCGAAGGCGGCAGCCCCCGATGCCGTCTCTTCGGTGACGGGCGGGCCGACCTGGTCGAGCGTCGCCACGGTGAGCTTCAACAGCGACGGGGCCCCGACACAACGCCTCACCGTCCTCTCCGGTGTGCCCACGGTGGATTATTCGGGCACGCTCGTCATCGCCTTCGGTGGTACGGAGACCGGGTGTTGTTGGTCGCTCGACGAGTTCACCGACGTCGAGACCGTGACCGCCGATGGGGTCGTGCAGTCGGCCTCTGGAACAGCGGATGCCGGAACCTCGGTCACGGCCACGCTCTCCGCCTTCCGCTCGAGCAACAACGGCACCTTCATGGCGGCCGCCAAGGGTTCCACGGGAGCCTGGACCGTCGCCACCGGCTTCACCAGCCTTTGCGACGTCGATGCTGCGACCCCGGCGCAGTCCCTCGCTACCGCTGCAAGGGCGGCGAATGACACCAGCATCGACCCGAGCTGGACGGGCGCCATCGGAGCGGCGGTCATCGGCGTCGAGATCGCGGCTTCGGGCTACCTCTGCCAGCTCTCCGGAGTGAAGCGGCGGCTCGGCATCGCCACGACCGACCTGACCAGCGACGAAGAGTTGCTCGACTTCATCGCCGACATCAGCGCTGACATCATGGGCCGCACGGGCCGACGGTTCGCCCGCTCACCTTCGGCTGGAACGAAGACGTTCCTCTTCGACGTCGGGGCCACGGGCAGCCGCTGTCTGCGCATCCCCGCGGGCATCGCCGAAGCGTCCCTGTTGGAGGTCGCCACGGCCACCGGGGGGAGTTTCACCACGGTCACGGCGTCGGACTGGTTCCTCGACCCGCCCGAGCAGGAGCGCGACTACGGCTGGCCGGCCACGTCCATCGTCATCGCCGACGTCATCACGGGCTCCGTGCCGTACTTCTACCAGGGCAAGCGGACGGTTCGCGTGACGATGGGGCTGGGCTTCGAGAGCATCCCCGCGGACATCGACGACATCGCCGCCAATGCCACCGTGCGGGCCTTCCAGAGCAAAGCCGCGGGGACCTCCGACGTCACGGGTTTCAGCGAGATGGGCCGCCCCATCTATGGCCGGGCCTACTCGCTCGACGCGAAGCTCAAGCTCGACTGGTACAAGGCAAGGGCTGCCTGATGCCCGGGCCGATGTTCGCCGTCGACATCCGCGGCCTCTCGGCGGCGCAGCGGGTCATCTCCGCGTCGGGCGTCCAGTCTCTCGCAGGGCCGCAGATCGAGAAAGCCGTCGTACTCATGGCCAAGGAGTTCCGCGAGAAGGTCCGCGAAGAGGCGCCGCTGGGCAGGGGGCGTCTCTCGCAGTGGCAGCGAAGGTCCCATCGGGGCCACGGGGACCTGCGCAAGCACATCTCGCTGTCCACGAAACGCGGCGGGTTCAACACCGTCTCCCGGGTCAAAGCGCCGCCCATCGCGAACATCGTCGGGTCGGGAGCAAAGCTGCACGACATCAAGCCTCTCCACGGTCTCTATCTCAAGATCGGCAACGCCTTCATCTTCGGCGCCATCCAGCATCCCGGCTTCCAGGCCGACCACTTCTGGCAGCGCGCCACGCTGAGCCTGGAGGGGCAGATCGAGCCGATCATGGCACGCACGGCTCTAGCCACGGCTGATGTCATGGCAGCGAACATCGCCGCCGGGTCGAAGGGCTGAGATGGACTTCGATGCGATCCTTACGGCCGTCGCGGCGCGCTACGCCCCCGGTCAGGTTACCCCCCCGGCGGGCATGGACAACATCCGCACGTCGACCGCCGACGCCCCGGACAACCTCGTGGCGCCGTGCGTCATCGTCTTCCCGAATGACGGCACCTTCGATACGGGCAACGGGACACGGGGTGGTCACCACGACTGCCTCGTGCGCTTCTACTTCGAGAAAGCTGCCGACCTCCCCCGCCAGATGAGCGCCCTGCGCAAGTGGCTGACGGTGCTCGTGGACCAGCACTTGACCGACGTCTACCTCGGCGGTGTGGCCACTGGCGGCGTTAGGACCATGAAGTGGTCCGTGGGCCAGTTGGACTACGGCGGGCAGTCCTACGCGGGTATCGAACTCACCGTCCACTTCCGCACCGCAGAGCCCTGGAGTCCGACCGGATGAAGCTCGTGATGGTCTACCCGACTCTTCCGCCGGGGAGTTTCCTGCCCGGCGTCCCCGCTGAAGGCGCGGAGGTCGCGCCGGAACTCGCCGCCGAATGGGAGGCCGCCGGCCTCGTATCCCTGACCAGGCCGGCTGACCCGGCGCCAACGAAGGAGACCTGACCGTGGCCGCTACGCAAGGTACCAGGTTATTCAGCCACATGTTCATGGCCCCCGAGACGGTCTACGGGACCCCGGTGGCCACCATCCGCCAGTTCTACGGGGAAGGCAGCTTCACCGAGTCGGCCGGGCTGAACTTCCATGAGAACGAGAACCGCTCGCTTCGGACGCGCATCGCCCGTTCTCCGACCGCCACCACAGAAGACGTGGCGGTGAGCTTCAAGACCACGCAGGGCATCTCGTTCGACGCGCTGGTCTGGTTCCTGAACATGTTCAACGGCGCCGCGGTGGGATCTGGTGGCGGGGCCACGAAGACCTGGACGCAGACGCCGGGCATGACCTCGACGCTCAACGCGCCGAAGAGCTTCTCCGCCGACGTCGGGGATGACATCCAGAACTGGCGGCTTCAGGGCCTCCAGTGGCAGACCATCAAGCTCTCCTCGTCGCGCGGCGGGGTCACCGAACTGGAAGCCAGCGGCTTCGCGCAGCGGGCCGTGAAGACCACCGCCTCCGCTCCCGCCATCAACAGCGCCGTGAAGATCCAGTCCGACCTCTGGACGCTCAAGCAGGCCTCGGCTATCTCCGGCCTCGCAGCGGCGTCGGTCATTGCCAACCTCCTGCTCGACTTCGACCTGGAGCTGACCACAGGCATCGTCGGCAGGCACTACCTCGACGGCAACCTCTACCTCGCGCAGGCGATCGAGGCCAAGGACATCACCGGCACGTTGGGCATGACCGTCGAGTCCACCGCACAAGCGGTCAGTGAGTTCTACGACAAGGCCAAGGCCGGGACCGTCTCGTTCCTGCGCTTCAAGAACACCACGGCGGCCATCGGCGGCGTGACGTATGACTCGCAGATCGACCTCCCGGTCTACTACGAGATGCCCGAGATCCTCAACGCCGAAGACGACGGCGTGAACACCTACCACGCCACCGCCCACGTCGCCTACGACTCGGTGAGCGCCAAGTCGGCCCAATTCGTAACCGCGAATAGCATCGCGACCCTGGTCTAGACCATGACGGGAGCCGGCCCCGATCCGGCGGCTCCCGTCGACCCGGATCGGAGCAACCTATGAGAGTCGAACTTCCCGAAGGGCAGTGGGCCGACATCGCGGACATGGTGACGCACGGCCGGGAGAAGGCCATCACGAAAGCCGGGCTCGCGGCGCGTGAGGACATCACGAAGGCGGCGGACATCCCGACCGCCATCATCTCGGCGTTCCTGATCGCTTGGCACGTCCGGGGCGAGGATGGGCAGGACCTCCCGGTAACGGACATCGACAGCGCACCTGATGAGCTGCTGGTGCCGGTGCTCACCGCTATCCGGGACATCCGCAAGAGGGGCACGGCCCCCCCAAACGACGGAGCCGCCAGCTCGTGAGCATGTACGCGAACGGCTCGGCGGTGTCTGTCGCGGACCTCGATGAGGCCGACCCCGACCTCACCGATGCCCTCTTCCTGCACGCCCATCCGGGCTGGACGCCCGCCGACCTCGACGCCACGCCCGAGCACATGCTCGGTCTGCTACGCCTGGTCGGGCTGAAGGCCAACGAAGCCGCGAACCGGAAGCGCTGAGATGGCACAAGCCCGCCTCGAACTCCTCTTCACTGCCAAGAACATGGCCTCGGGTGCCGTCAACTCGCTGAACCATGACTTGGGCAAGTTCGGACTGGCCGCGGGCGCCGGCGCCGCGATCGGGACCAAGGCTCTTGGACTGCTGGACAGGGCCATGAGCGGCGTGGTGGACCTCGCCGGCCAGATGGTCGAGGGCGCGCTTGCCGATGAGGAGTCGCAGAACCGCCTCCGCGCCTCGCTGAAGACGAACGTCCCGGCATGGGACGGTACGACCGACGCCATCGAGCGGCGTATCCTCGCGGGCCAGAAGCTCGGCTTCGAGGACGAGGGCCTGCGCGACTCGCTCACGGTGCTCGTGGGCTCCACGCACGACGTGGGCAAGGCCTTCGAGGTCATGGGCATCGCCCAAGATTTGGCGCGCTTCAAGGGTATCGACCTCAAGACCGCATCGGAGGCCCTCATCAAGGTCGAGGGCGGGGTCTATCGCAGCCTGAAGGGGCTGGGCATCGTCCTCCGTGACGGTGCGACGCAGCAGGAGGCTCTCGCCGCTGTCCAGAAGGTCACGGCCGGTCAGGCTGAAGCCTACGCGAACACAAACCGCGGCAAGTTGCTCGCCTCGCAAATCAAGGTCAACGAGGCGATGGAGAGGCTCGGCTCGGCCATCGTCCCGTCGCTCGTGGACGCGCTCTCAACGCTAGTCGACACAGGTCTCCAGGTCGTGGATGTTTTGGGGAATATCGCTGATGGCGTCGGCGACGTCGCGCATCAGGTCCCCGTCCTATCGCAGGCGGTCGATATCTGGGACAACTTCTGGAAGACGACCTGGCTCAACACGAGTAATGATCCACTCGGGCTGCACAGAGCGATGACCGATGCCGCCCGCGACTTCGACACGACCGCCGAGATGGCTGGCGTCCTCCGCGACGCCGCCCGCGGCGCCGCCAGAGGCCTCGACGACGCGGCGACGGCGTCGCATGACCTCGCGCCACAGCTGAAGGATGTCAAGGACGCTGCCCAGAAAGCCGCCGACGCGCTGGCAGAACTCATCTTCGGCCCCGGCGTGGCTCGTGCTCACCGCGCGGGCATCAAGCTCGAGCTGAAGGATGCCAAGGAGCACCTCGCGGATCTCGAGAAGGTCAAGCACCCGACCCGTGCCGTCAGGGAGGACATCGCCCAGACCAAGGAGAAGATCGGCGGCCTCAACGAAGACCTCGTGACCACCGACGCGAAGCTCGCGGCCATCGGGGATAAGCCTGCGGCTGACGAACTGCATGCGTGGCTCCTGAACCAGCGGTCGCAGGTCCAGCTCCTCGGCCAAGACGCCGTCGACGCGTACAACCAGCTCGCCCGCCTCGCGGGTGTGCCGGGCCTTCCAGCGGCTCCATCCTCGTCATTCACGGGCCCTCGCGGCGGGATGGCTGAGGGTGGCTACGCGGCGCCCGGCACGATCTGGAACGTCGGCGAGCGGGGCCGCGAAACGATGGTAGCCCTGCCGAACGGCGGCGCCTACGTCATCCCCAACCGCGGCGGGTCATCGTCGAGCGCGCCCGTAACCCTCAACGTCGTGGTCGACGGGCAGGTGTTGGCCCGCATCGTCGACCGCAACCTCCATTACGGCGTCGGCCTCGCCGCCACCACCGGCCTGAGAACGTAGGAGCGAAACGATGCCCACGCAGAGCCTCTTGGCGTACACCGATGGCGCCGGCAAGAACATCGACGCGCAAGAGCGGTCCATCGGCGGCACGGCCTACCAGCAGCAGACCTTCCTGTTGGGGCCGCCCTACCTCCCGGCGTACTCCGTCATCGCGTCGAGCATCTCCACCGCAACTGCCGCCAGTCACATCCTCGAGATCATGGCCGGGGCCACGAACTACGTCGCCATCGAACGGGTCCGGGTCAAGCAAGTGACCATCGGCACGGCGGGCATCCTCTCGCTCGCGGTCCTCCGCCTCACCTCCGCGGGGACGGGCGGTGGGGTCGTCACGCCGCGCCCCTTCGACTCCGCCGATTCTGCCGCGGATGCCACGGCGATGACCCTGCCCACGGTCAAGGGCGCCGAAGGCGTGCAGCTCGACCAGATCGATTTCCCGCTCATCGTGGCGCGCACCACGAGCGTGGAACCCGAGTACGTCTGGACGCCGCCGGTGGGTATGAAGCCCTGGATCATCCCGACTGGCGTCACGAACGGTCTGTGCTTCAAGGCCGTGGCCGGCATCGCGACCGACACGATCAGCATCGTCGTCACCTTCAGCCTCCGCGCGTATTTGTAACCCATGGCCGTCATCCCGCAGGGTCTCACCGCCCCGATCGCAACCCTGACTGTCGCCGGCCGCAACATCATCTCGCCCATCGCCGGTGCGAAGAACGGCGTGCCCCTCGACTCCATCGAGATCACCGACAACGGCATCAACGCCGCCTCGACGCTGACCTTCACGCATGAGGACCCGGCCTTGGCTTATGCCCTGCCTGCGGGAGCCGAGATGACGTTCCAGGACTTCCGCGCCGGCACCCCCGTCGGCCCGCTGCTCTTCGGCGGCTACCTCGTGTCCCGTGAACTGGTGCCCGGCTTCGGCCCCGGCGGCCTGTCGGTGCGCTGCATCTGCACGGACTACAGCCTCGCCCTCGACCGCCGGGTGCTCGTGTCGCTGTGGCAGACCTTCATCAACCGCACGGTGCAGGACATCCTGACGAACATCATGGGCTACATCGGCTTCCCGATGCCCGCGTCCTGCCCCTCGGACTCGACCGTCATCCCGGCCTCGACGGCGGCGCCGCTGGCGTTCCAGGGGATACCAGCCCGCTCGATCGTCGAGCAACTGGTGAGCCGTGCTCAGGGCATCGCCAACACCCCCTTCGGCTACCTCACCATCCCGGCCAAGTACCTGTTCATCCTGAAGCTCTCAGCCTGGACTTACGCCCAACCGGCGAACATCACCGACGCGGCTCCCTCCGCAGGACTCATCACGGCCGACAAGCTGACGTTGGAGTACGACGAGTCGGCGATCATCAACAGCGTCTACGTCCGGGGCTCGTCCAAGGCCAACTCGGTCTGGGTCAACGACACCGCCTCACAGACGAAGTACGGCGTCCGCCAGGGCATCGTCGATCAGCCCTCCGCCACGAGTCTCACCGCCGCGACGAACTACGGCCGGGCCTACCTCATCGACCACAAGGACGCCGTGGTGAGAGGGCACTTCGAGGTCGAGGGAGCTGCGTGTTACGCCCCGGCCTCCGGTTCCGCGCGACATTGGAATGCGCTCTCGACCTTCACGCTCACGAACACCGCCCTCGGCCTCGCGGCGTCGAGCCTCCGCGCGTCGAGCGTGCGGACCTGGTTCGTGGGCGGGAATGGTGCCCACCGTCACGAGGTGTACTTCGGCGGACTGCCGCCCTCGGGCACCGCGCGCATCGTCTCCGCGCTCACCTCGGCTGGCGTGGGTATCAACGGCACGGCGGCGCTGCCCACCTCCGCGCAGCGTCTCGCGGGGACGGCCGGATGAGCCTCACCATCAAATCCTCCCGCCGAGCCCACGAAGGGGCGACCAGACCGGCGGAGTACGTCGCCGAACTCGGCGGCACGCTGAGTTCCGAAGAGGGCGCCTCGGGTGAGCAGGGCTTCGGCCCTTCGCTTGCTCGGTTCATCAGCCACGGTGTGTACAACGGCGACTTCGGCCAACTCCCGGAAAACCCCCTGGAGCCCATCGACGATGACAACAACCCGCTGCCGGGGTTCTCGTTCCGCCGCGTCTCGGGCAGCCCGGACGTGCTCGTTGATCCCTCCGTCGCCGGCGGGGTCAGGTTCGAGATACGTCCCGGAGCGGCGGGTGATGAGGCGTACCTCGAGCAGCTCGTCGCGATCCGTCCCGCGCTGAAAGACGCCGTCGCCCTGGCCTTCTCTGCTGCCGTGACCCCGGATGGCTCGCCGAACCTCATGAAGGTCACGCTGGCGCTGGATGTGATGGACGCACCCGCAGGAACATCACAGCCGCAGTTCTCCGACCTCAGCGCGGTCCAGCAACTCGTCTACGTCGAGGGCTGGTCAGCACTCACGGATTATGGCGCGGTGCAGGCCGCCGCGATGGGGGTCGCGAACACGAACCGCGTCCAATATCTGAAACCGACCGCAGATGCCAACCTCTGGGTTTCCTACACCGGCACTACGGGAGCGGCCGAACCAGATTGGGTCGCGGGGGCCGTTGCCGGGTTCGTGGTCGATGGCACCGTGACGTGGATGCCATGCGGGCTGGCCTCCGAGGTCTGGCCTCCGGCCGTGCAGACGGTCTCTCGGCTGGAGGCGCTTGCGGTCGAGTTCACCGCTGCCCACCCGAGTGTCCCGGCCTGGTACCTGGGCTTTGTCGCCGCCGTCTATCCGAGTCCAGCGAACGGACACATCTACTGGGTCTCGCCGAACGTCAGCGGAACCACCGCAGCGACGCAACCGGCCTATCCGACGGACGGATCGACCGTGGTCGATGGCAACTTCACGATGGTCGATGGCGGCGGCTTCGCGCAATCCGTCGTGCTCGGCACCGCCACCGCATCGAACTCCGCCACCACGGTCTCCCTGCCCGCGGGGATGTCCAGAGTCGCCGCAACCTTGAGTGCCACGGCTGACGGGGGAACAGGGTCGCAACCGGCCTATCTGCGGATGCGGGTCGGGTTCAAACGTGACGCCGAAGCCGCGGGTGCCTCAGGTTCGGTGTACGTCACGGACGTGCGGTTGGAGCGCAAGGACCTGGCCGACGCCCCGGACTTCGCGACCCCGGCAATCGTGCTCGGTACGGCAGCCGCGGCCGGAGCTGCCTCGACCGTCATCCGCAGCGACTCGACCATCCTCGCGTTCGATGTGACCGCTCCGGTCACGCAAGCGTTCGCTGATGCCGCTGCGACGGGAGCTGCCGCGGTAGCAGCGAGACGCGACCATAAGCACGGGATGCCGGCCGACCCCGTGGCCTATGCGGTCCCTGCCCTGACGCTCGGAACGGCGAACGCCGCGGGTGCAGCATCTTCCGCGGTTCGGACGGACGCCACGATCCTGGCCTTCGACGCGACGGACCCGAGCACGCAGGCGTTCGGCGATGCTGCCGCAGTGGGAGCGGCGACCGTCGCCCCTCGCAGAGACCATAAGCACGCCATGCCCGCCGCTCCATCAGCAGCTTCCGTCGGTGCTATCGCCTCCACCATCGTCAACGCCAAGGGCGACCTCATCTCCGCGACGGCAGACAACACGCCGTCCATCGTCACCGTGGGCGCTGATGACACGATCCTGATGGCCGATGCCGCGGCTGCATCGGGCCTGAAGTGGGTCGCCTCTGCCTCTCCGAGTGCCGTGGGAACCGCTGCGGCAACAGGCACCGCCGATACCTTCACACGGGGCGACCACGTCCACGCGCATGAAGCGGCGCACGTCGCGCACGACACGCTCTGGAATGCGGCTGGTGACCTCGCGGTCGGTTCGGCGGCAGATACCGCGGTCAGGCTCGCCATCACCGTCCCGGCCGCGAACATCCTCGAAGTCCTGGGCGTGGTCAACGGCGAAACGACGGCCTCATGGAAGGCGGTCCATGACGGCACCGCTCCCTCGACGCAAGCCTTCGGCGACGCTGCCGCAGCAGGAACGGCTCTCACCGCAGCCCATCGCGACCATAAGCATGGGATGCCGGCCGACCCCGGTGTGCCCGCGTTCGCGACTCCCGCGGTCGTCCTCGGCACCGCGAACGCTGCCGGAGCGGCGGCGACCGTCATTCGCTCGGATGCCACGATCGCGGCCTTCGACGTCACGAACCCGACCACCAGCGCCGTGGGCGATGCGGCCGCCGTCGGAACGGCAACAGTCGCCGCGCGGCGCGACCACAAGCATGCCCGCGAAGCCTTCGCCACGAACACCATCGCGCTCGGCACGGCTGCTGCCGCTGGCGTCGCCACGACGCTGGTTCGCTCCGATGCCACGATCCTCGCGTTCGACGCGACCGTTCCTGCCGCAGTCGGTACGGCGGCAGCGGGGGTCGCGACGACGGCAGCTCGCCGTGACCACGTCCACCCGACCGGCGCCGGGACGCCCTCGACGCAGGCCTTCGGAGACGCCGCAGCGATCGGGACCGGGCCGAACGCCGCGATGGAAGACCACAAGCACGCGATGCCGCAGGTCTATACAGGTCTCTCGGCAACCGAGTCGGACCAAGGCACGTTTACTGCGCTGACCGACTTGACCAGCATGACGGTCACATTCACCGCCGTGACTGGACACACCTATCTGATCATGGGCCATTGTCTATTGCAGTCGAGCGTGGCGAACGATGGCGTCTTGCTCGCGATCCGCGAAGGGTCGACCACCCTAGAGACCACCTACGGCCCCGTCGGCACCCCGGCGAACCATGGCATCACGTTGACGGCGATGGTATACGTCCAGCCCTCGGCTGCCGCACACACCTACAAGCTCTCAGCGGCGCGCGACTATGGAACGGGCAACATCACGAAGAAGGCATCAGCGACGACCCCCGCCCTCATCGTTGCGATTGACCTCGGCTGATGACATCGTGGGCGGCAAGGTCGTGGCCCTTCATCTGCGCTACCGCGACTGGCGCACTTGGTGGGCGCTCGGCGTCGAGGCGGCTGGTGCCACTGGCAGCGGGGCGGCGACCGATGCCAGCACCGGCTCTGGCGGTGGCGGCAACGGGGCCGACGGCTTCGTGCGCGTGATCACCTACTTCTAGGCTACTGCCCGAGCGTAGCCGCGACGAACCCCGCGATGACCCCCACGACCCCTCCGGCCCCCGCGAGCCAGAGCCCGATGCCGAAGTAGGGCTTGACAGCCGTTATAACGCGGTGTTAGGGTCTGCGCCATGCAGAACAGCACACGGACGCCACTCCGCACGGGTGGCCGCGCATGGGGACCGGAACGGGTCGCGCTCGGCGTGAGCCTCCGCAAGCTCCAGGAACTCTCCGGCGTGGATAAGGCCATCCTTTCCCTAGCTGAGAATGGGCGCCTCGTCCCCTCCGGGGCTGAATATCAGGCCGTCATGGACGCGCTGCGAAAGGTCCGCGAGCCCGAGGCTGCGGCATGACCGGGCGACGGCGCGTGTCCCGCGGCTGGTACTCCATCGAGCTGTTCAACGGCGTGCCCGACGCGACCACGATCCGGCTGCACTTCACGGATTGGCGGACGTGGCGGGCACTGCTCGCCGTCGCGCTGGACCTCATCGCATGGTGGCCGGGCACCCCTGCGAAGCCCCGGAGCATCGGGTGACGACTTCGACCCCGACGAAGCGCGCTGAGGTTCCCCCCACCTTGGCGCGCCCCGCCGTGGCCGGACATCCGGCGGGCCGCTGGTAAGGCCAGGTCACGGAAACGAGGCCCGCTCGGTAGGCAGGGGTGCGTCCCGGGCGGGCCTCACACCAAACGGAGGAGGAGCGACATGTACGCAGGGGACGAGTTCTACGACGATGACGTGACGAGCGGGCCGGTTCGTAGCGACCCAGCGCCGCTGATCCGTCTCGGTTCACGGGTCAACGCGGCTGGGAGCAAGGGCGCGAGCGGCCTATGGGTCGGCACCGTTACAGCCGTCGACGAAGACACCAGCCTCGTGTTCGTCACCCGTGACGTGGCCGAGGTGAGCGGCTGGGTCATGGTCTCCAACCTCGTGGTCCTCCAGGAAGAGTCGGCCTCGTGACCCTCGCAACCACGAACCGCGCCGCGGAACGTCTCGTGGAGACGCTCGAGCTACGCCTGCGCATCCGGGCGGAACTGGCGATAGAGGCGGATGCCAAGGGCGACTACGCCCTGGCCAACCGGCATCGTCAGGCCGGTGATGTGGTCCGTGACGATCTCGCCTCGGTGCGCCAAGAACTGCCCTACATCCTCGGAGCGTCTGATGTCTGCCCGGAGTGCGGGTTCCACGCTGGTGGGCACGCGGACGGGTGCGCGCGATGACGGTCGCCGTCGCGCCTCGCACACGAACGCCGCGAGCCTCGGGCCTCGAACGCAACCAGTGGCACCAGTACCGCCTCGGAGGAGGGGAGTGGCTGCCGGGCGCGACCACGATCCTGCGCATCCAGGACGCCCTCTACGGCTCGGACGGGCTGGTGAACTGGGCCGGCCGCATCGCGGCGGAGGAGACCGCGGACATCCTTGCCGCTGGTGGAAGCCGCGAACAGGCCCTCGTCTCCGCGATGGCTTCCATCACCGAGGCCAGAGATCGCGGCTCTCGCGTCCATCGGGGTATCGAAGCCCTGATCCGCGATGAGGACCACGTTCCCGGCCCCGACACGCATCCCTACTGGTACGGCTGGAGTCGGTTCCTGCTCAAAGAGAAGCCGGACATCCTGCGCACCGAACAGATGCTCATCAACACGAGCGTCGGGTACGGCGGGACCTTGGACATCGTGGCTGGCCTCCGAGGCAAGCTCGCCCAGGTCGACGTGAAGACCGGGGCCGACAAGCCGACGCACATCCTCCAGCTCGCGGCCTACGACGGTGGGGAGGCGTGGGGGGCGCCTGGTGTCAGCGAAGAGCCCATGAAGCTCGAGGCGCACTACATCCTCGCCCTCTCCCCCACCGGCTACCAACTGATCGAGAAGCACATCAGCGACGCCGACCGCGAGCACTTCGCGTTCCTCGCGAAGGTCTACCAGCGGCTCGCGCGCTGGAAGAAAGGACTTGGGCAGTGAGCGACGACACCTTTAGCGCGGGCGACGACATCGAGGCCGGGGCGTACAACGCGACGCTGGTACGGATCGAACGCAAGACCTCGAAGGCGGACGGCAGCGAGTTCCGCATCTGGCGCTTCCAGACTCCCGAAGGCGTGGACCTCTCGGGCAGCTCGAGCCTGGCCACCGGCCCGCTTTCGAAGACCTCGCGCTGGGCCAAGGCCGTGCTCGGTCGCGCCCCGGTTCCGGGTGAGTCCATCGGGATGCTCTTCGGGAAGCCCTGCATCGTGGCCGTCGAGACGAACGAAGCGGGCTACGCCAAGGTGATGGACGTCTACCCCGCCGTAGCGGCCCGCAAGGCCACACCAACGGCCACGGTGCCCTCCGACGCCACTCCGACCCCTTCCGTGGCACCACGGGCCTCTGTGACGCCTGTGGGCGACGCTGCGGACATCGAAGACGACCCGATCCCCTTCTGACGATGCTGCGCAGAACACCCCTCCGCCGCAAGCCCCGCAAGGACCCGGTGACGCCGGAACTCTTCGCGGCGCTGATGGACCGGGACCACGGCTGCGTCGTGCCCCGACTCTCGGCTACCGCCGGGGAATGCCGGGACAAATGGGGCAACCCCGTGGCCTGGAATGACCGCCGCTACCTCACCGTCGAACACGTCCACGAGGGCTACGGCATGACCGGGAAGCGGGCCAGTTCGACCCTCGCAGAGACGGTCATCGGCTGCGCGTGGCACGTCGGGCAGCGATGGGAACTCGGCCACAAGCCCGAGCTGCGGGCCTACATCATCGAAGCCAACGCCCGAGTGAACCGGAGCGCGGCATGAACGAGTACACGAAGATCAACACGATTTGGAAGCGTGACGAGCGCGGCCGCATCATCGAGGGCGATTACTCGACCCCCGAGCTGGCCTACCTCGCAGACCTCGACTGGGAATGGACCGAGAAGGTCGATGGGACGAATGTCCGCGTCGGCTGGGATGGCTCGGCGGTCGAGTTCGGCGGCCGCACGGCCAACGCGCAGATGCCGACGAAGCTCGTGGCGGTCCTACGTGATCTCTTCGCGGACCTTTCGCGGTTCGCTGAGGTGTTCGGGGAGTCGTCCGCCGTCCTGTATGGCGAGGGCTACGGGGCGGGCATCCAGAGCGGCGGCAACTACTCACCCCTCCAGGCGTTCGTCCTCTTCGATGTCACCGTCGGCGCGTGGTGGCTCCGGCGCGATGACGTGGCCGACGTGGCCGCGAAGTTCGGGCTCCACGTCGTCCCGGTCGTTGGTCACGGGCCGCTCCTGTGGGCATCCGATCAGACGAAGTCGGGGTTTATGTCGAAGTGGGGCAGCTTCCCGGCTGAGGGCATGGTCGGCCGGCCGGCGGTGGACCTCTTCGACCGCAAGGGCGAGCGCGTCATCGCCAAGATCAAGGCGCGGGACTTCCGGTGAAACCCCGCCAGCTCGCCGGCCCGCCCTGCCCGAAAACCCCGGAGCACGGTGCCCTCATCCGTCTCAACGGGGCACCCCTCGGCAGGCCGTTCTACTGCCCGCACCAGTCCCACGATCTCGAACCCATCCGCCCGTTCTTCACCGTCGAGGAAGCGGCGGCCTCTGAAGCGACTGCGAGGGGACTGCGATGACGCTCTACAAGGTGACCGACGCCGAAGGCCGCAGCATCCACGGCGGCACGGGCAAGTGGACGCTCGGGCGCTGGCGCAGCGTCACCGGCGCGCTGGTGCCCTGCGAGCGTGGGCTCCATCTGTGCCGTGAAGCGGACCTCATCGGATGGCTCGGCCCGGTCATCTGGGAAGCCGAGACCGAGGGTGAGGTCATCGAAGCGCCCGATAAGGTCGTGGCCCGCAAGGCGCGCATCGTGCGAAGGGTCGAGACGTGGAACGATCGCACCGCCCGCCTGTTCGCGGTCGACTGCGCGGAGCACGTCCTGCCGCTGTTCGAGAAGCGGTACCCGAAGGATGCCCGGCCGCGGCAGGCCATCGAGGTCGCCCGGCGGTTCGCACGCGGTGAGGCGACAGACAAGGAACTGTACGCCGCCAGGGCCGCCAGGGACGCCGCCAGGGCCGCCGCCACGGACGCCGCCTGGGCCGCCGCCACGGACGCCAGGGACGCCGCCAGGGCCGCCTGGGACGCCGCCAGGGCCGCCGCCACGGACGCCGCCTGGGCCGCCGCCACGGACGCC